ATTAAGCAAAGTATAACCGTTAAGCTCGTTAAAGCGGTAATGAGCATATTTGGTAGCTTGGTCAGCACCTGCAACCTCTGCTTGAGTTGATGGCACATATTCAACAGGATTGTCAGATGATAGGAATACTCTCATAAGACTAGGCTTGATTGCTCTTACCGTATCTCTTACTTTAGTTGCTACAATCTTAGAGCGACCTTCCTCTTCACCAATGTCAACTTGACCATCAAAATAACGCTGTGCTTTAATACGGTCTTCTGTAATTTCACTCTCTACGAAGTCAACAGCTTGACTGACAGCATCACTAACGATGCCTTGGATGTCGTCTTCACTCATTTGCTTTAATTCTGCCATGTTTTATCCTATTTTGTAAACAAGTTAAGTAAACCTGTGTTTAGGTCTCCACCTTCTCTACCTGCTTCAAATGTAACACCTCTTTCAGCACCTCGTGATAAGCTACTTCCTAAAGTATTAATCTTTTGTTGTAGTTTAGCCATTCCTGATTCATTCATCAAGGCTTTTCTCACAAAATCAGGGTCTTCAGACAATAATAAATCAACAAGAGCGTCTTTTTGCTTAGTAGTCATCTCAGGTCTCATTTGCTTAATAAGGTCTGATGCTAAAGATAGTTGAGCAATAGGGTCGCCTTGTGAGGCTCTAGCTGCCATACCACCTGTGCCTAATAAGTCTGATGCCTTCTGTTGTGGTGCTGTAGGTGAGCCACCTAATACTCTTTGTTTTGCTGTTTGAGATTGACCTGCTATCTTAGCCTTGCCTAATAAATCATCAATCTTATCTTCAGGGAAGATAGTTCTCATTATTTGATTCTCATGTGAACCTTCGTCAGCTACTCTTCCTAAGTAAGTAGGCATCTTTCTAATCTTATCTCTAAGAGCGTTCATTGCTCCTGCTCTAAATGCTTTCAGTTTTGCATCACTAGCAATAGTAGGAGATGTACCAATTAGTCTTTCCATGTCTACAGCTAACTCATCAACATTCTTATTTAAAGAGCCACGACCCATCTTAAATGCGTCTCTTGACTTTCTGATAGTTGAAGCGTTTTGTCTTGTTGCTTTTAGACTTGGAGAAAAATCATCTAGTTGTTTTCTTAATACACCCTCTATATCACTTAACGGCTCACCTAATGCGCCTTTACGTTTTGAGAAAGCCTCACTTGTTGATTCTGCTAAACCACGTCTAACAATCTCAGCATCTTCAAGAGTAGGCATTCTTACAATCTTAACCTCTCCGTTTTTACCGATTGTAAAAAATGGAACTAAACTACCTTTAGCCTGATAAATCTCACCTAGTGCTTCTTTAGCATTAGGGAATCTCTTAATAGCATCGGCTAATGTATCTACAATCTCAGGTGTTAATTCTTGAGCGTCTTTAAATACGCCTTTATATAGTTTGCGTTCTTGAGCCTTAGCAACATCATCGCCTACAGTGTAGTCTCTATAAACATTACCTTGAACACCAGGAGTCATGCCTTCTTGCATTTCACCTCTTGCAATTTCTTTTGTAGATTTTGCTCTTTCAGATAACGTAGTGTCAATCTTTCCACCTTTAGGCATTTCTGCTCTAAGCGCTCTAATAGTTGCCTCAAGTGTAGCATTATCTGCAATTATCTCACCTGCTTGAATCTTTTGTAGAATCTCTTCAGGACTAAACCCTGTAGCATCAACTAATCTTTGTAACTCTTGACCAACTGCTGTTGATGCTTTATCGCCAAATAGTTGACGTGTCTTGTTGATTATTGCGTTTATACCACTTCCTGCTCCGCCCATAAGGGATGTTGTAAGACCTGCACCACCTGCGCCAATAAGACCACCTAATGGCGCTCGAGCAAGGTCTTCAACAACACCGTCTTGACCTGTTGCATAACCTGCGAAAGCACCTTCAGCTGCGCCCATTTGCATAACAGGCTTCGCTTTCTGTAACCAACTTGCTGTTCTACCCACAGTTGATGCTGTAGTAGCAGGACCTGAACCAGGTATAGGTGCTATATATGCTAATGCTGTTGGAGCAACTGCGCCTAATAATTCATAAGATAAGGCTTCACCAGGATGCGCCTTTTGGTATGCGTTTAACTTGGCACGTATTTCATCTCTAATCTCTTCATAGCTACGAGAAGATGCCATAGTACGAGCCATTGCTTCAATCTCATCAGCTATACCTAGTGTTGCTCCCTGCGCCCATGAACGAAATTCAGCTTTCTCAACTGTTTGGTCAGGAGCGGAAACATTGTCTCTTGAGCCTAAGTCAGTAATTGCTTGTTGGTTAAAGTCCACCATCATAGCTTGTTGGTCAGGACTTAAAGAAGACATGTCTTGTGGAGTTGCACCACCTAAGATTTCTTGTTGTTTTGCAGTAAGAGCCATTATTTACCTCTCGCTTTAATAAACCTCTCTCTATCGTCTAAAGATAATTCCGACCAAACATCAGAATTTACGCTTGACTTCTCTGCTTCATTTAATGAGCCATATCTAAGTCCATAAGCACGCTGTTGTTCTTTAGCCACGTTTTGGATGTATTCATTGAAACCCATGCCACCTGAAGATAATGTCTGAGCGTTCTTGTAAAGTTCGTTCATTAGCTTCTCTTGAGCATTAATCTTCATTGCGATTTGCTTTTTAAGTTCAGCAGGTGGTAGGCTTAAATCAATAGCTGTCTTCAACGCTAAGTTTAATTCTTTCTCACTCAACGCACCGAATGTAGCCATGTTAATGACGTTAATACCCATCTTGTTACCAAGAGACCTAAGTTGTGCTGTAGAAGCATCAAACGCAGGTAGGAATTGTTTTAATATACCTGTGTCAGCGCCCGCCTCAAGAAGAGGAATCATGTTATATAACTCTCTAACATTGCCACGCATGGCTTGTGCTTCTGTGAACGCATCTTGTGATGCTGTCATTGCATTTTGTCTATCTATCTTAGATAAATCTTCAGTTGACGCTTGCTTTAGTTTCTCTTGATAAGTTGTACCTGTAGCACCCTCAACATTCTCTCTAATAACAGAGCCATCAGAAGGATTGGTTTTAACAACATACTGTTGACCTGTAACAGGGTCTGTTTGTACAGCGCTTGTTTTAAATCCGCCTTTACCAATACCCATTACTTGCTTCATTAACTCAGCAGCCATACTAGGGTTCTTTTCAATTAAATCAGCGTACTTGCCATATTGATTCTCAGGTGTAGCGTTTTGTCTAAGCCATGCAACACTTTTGTTAGCTTCTTTGTTCTTTCCAAGACGTGTCAACTTATTTTCCATTGACTTAGCAAGACTAGCATCTGGATTAAGTCTCATTGAGTTAAGAGCAATAGCAAGGTTTGCCATGTTCTCTTCACTACCGAAGTAATCTTTTATGCCACTACCTGCTTTCTCTAGGAAATTAGGTTCTGCTACAGGGTTTCTTTGGTCTGCTTGAGAGTTCCAAGCTGCGTCTGAATTAGAGGGTGCTATAGATGGAGCATTCATACCTTGCATGCTTAGAGAATTAGGGTCTCTTTGAAATTGTTGACCACTCATGACCATCTCTTGCATTGGAATAACAGGTCTGTCCATAGGGTCAGTGAAACCTTGAGTGTTCATAGGAGAGTAATTAGAGATAGGAGATATACCTACATCTTCCTCTTCAGGATTCATTGAGTTCCTAAGCGCATCCCAAATACTTTCTAATCTATTTGCCATAATATGATATTCCTTATATAAAAATTATCTTAACTCGCCATACTTGACAGCGTAGTAGCCGTTATCCATCGTAACTACTGCGTTAGGGAATAACTCTTTAGCCTCTTGAGCAATAACACCAAGTGTATGGTTCATGTCAGCGCCTAATTCTTTAGCGCCTTCTTTCCATTCCCACTTGTATATGTTTAGACCTGATTTAAGCTGACCCATCTTAATAAGATTCTTCTTTAGTCTCTTATCTGATGCTTTTGCTGTAGCAGCCAATGTCATATAATCAAATAGACCAGGGTCTTTAGAAGTTGTCTGTGTTTGTGGAACGGTTGTAGCACCAAGTGCTTGAGAAACATAACCAAGAGAGTTCTGAGGTTGTCCTGTGTATCCTGCGAAGTTACTTTTACCTGCGTCAATAAGTGCTTGTTGCATTGCTTGCTGTTGAGCGCCTTGTTGAGTAAGATTTTGATTTACTGTCTGACCCATGCCGAAGCCTAAGTTAGAAAGACTGCCTAATTGGTTTGCTGCGCCAAGTCTGTTTTGTGACCCTTGCATGCCTGATTGAACATTGAATTGGTCAGCGTTCATTCTGTTTGCAATGTCAGATTGTGCCGCTTGACCTGCTTGTGTGTACCCTTGTTGTCTTAGGTTTGCTGATGATTGAGCAAGTTGTGCTGCCACATCTCTACCCAACTCACCCATAGCAACACCATGACGAGAACCACCGAATGCTTGTGCTGCTGTAGCTTGTGCGCCTAACATATCAAGACCTTTATCAGCGCCTCTTAGAATGTCCGTCTCATTAGCCTTAATCACTTCTGTAGTGTAAGGATTCATGTAAGGAGTCATGCTAGTATTTGCTAGTTGTCCTGCCTGTACTTGTTGAGGGGCATAACCCATTTCATTAGCTGTACCATAACCTGCTCCTGTAACTCCTTGAGCGGCTAAAGTGTTAATGTTTTGTGGTTGACCGCCTGGTGCTTGTCCTGCCATAATATTCTCCTAAACGAACAGTTTGTTACGTTGGTCAACTGAAGCACCTTGCTTGGCTTTAGTCTCTGCTAATGCTTGCTCATATAGAGGCATTGAACTGTAACCTTGTGTACCACCTGCAAATGTTTGTGCTTGTGGCATTCCTTGAAGTGCTTGTGAGCCTTGAGGAGCGAGTCCAAAAGCAGAAGCGGCATCCATATTGTTTTGCATTGCCATAGTCTGAGTTGGGTTGAAAGCTGCAACATCAGGACCTTGCCAAGGCATATAGTCAATCTGTTGTGCTGTCTCTGCTCTTGCAATGTTTCTCTCTGATGGGTCTTTAATCCACGCAGGGATTTCTGTTGCTTGTGTGTTGCTTCCGCCTTTGCTACTCATGTTAAAACTCCTTTCCTAATACTGTGTGTTGCTCTTCCCAACCCTCGTTGCCTAGAACCTTCTTCCAACCTTTACGACCTACTATGGTCATTCCTTCGCACCCTTGAGCCTTAGCCCATTTTACCGCATCAGCGTGCATATCTGTAATTTGTTCAAGTTTCCCACCTGCCAAAAAGACGTGTAGGACTTTCTTGTTAGGATACACTACTATTTCCGTTACAGCACAGCCATTTGCGCCTGACCATAGTTGCATGTGACCACTCATAACGCCATCGACCACATCAATAAAACTATGTGTATTTAATCCTTTGTCTAACGCAGACTGAATCCACTCTTTACATCTTAGTAAGTCTTCCTTTACATTCATTAAGCGTTAATCTCAGTAATCATAAGCGTTACAGACGGTGTAGCAGGTGCAAATGCTGTAGCAGGTGCGCTCTCTAATGTTATATTCGTGCTATCACAAGCCCACATGGATTCCATGTAATCATCGGCTTCCACGTCAAATATTCCTGCTCTTGACTGAATCTGTGTCTCATTGTTTCCTGTACATGTTACTTTCATTGTAGAGCCTGCTACATCTACACCGTTGATTCTAGGGAAAAACCATACTGTCTTTGCGCTAGAACTGCCTGATGTAATTTGTGCTGTAAATGAAATATGGTATCGCCCTGCTTTAGCAAATACGATTCTTGATGTTATAGGGTCAATACTTATGTTCTTTGAATTTCCGTTAGTATTCCAAGTAATTGCTGTAGCGGTATTGGCACTAGATAGTGTTTGGTCTGTTGTATCTGATATAACACCATAAGAGTTGTACCCGTATGATAGTGGCATATAAGCGCCATTAATGGACACTTTAACTCTATCATCACATCTACACCACATCAGTACGCCATCTTCCGCAGCAGACTCACCCTCTGTTAGGTGTCTTAACCTATCTCTAGTCGATACCAAGAACGCATTAAGCCTTTCACCCCAATTCTTCCAATCAGAGCCTAGTGGAGGAGGTGGAGACTGTAAACTCAACGTCTACCGCCTGCTCTAGCTTCGATTCTCATAACGCCTGAGCGCCAATCCTCATTAGCAACACCTTCAACCTTGATTCTCACCTGTCTACCTGTAAATCTAACGTCTGTTGGGCTTGTAAGAACGTATGGACCATGTACGGACTCTGTAGCATTAGGATAGCTTCTAGTCTTGAATGAAACCTTGACCTCTCCCTGAGTTGATTCATCAGGAATTAGGTTTGTTACCTTCATTACTGTATCGCCATTTCCTAAGCTAATAGGTCCTGATTCTGCAAAAGGCTTCTCTGACCCATGAGTATACCCTGTCTCTTGGTTGTACAAGTTACCACTAGAATCTGACCAAATAGGGTTAGAAAATACACCTGTATCAATACATGCTGTTCTATCTAATGTTCCTACTGTCCAATGTCCTTCTTTGTAATCTAACGCAACATACTTGTCATTCTCATTAGATGAGCCTGAAGGGTAGAACCACCAAACTTCACCATGTTGTGAGTTGTGTACTGCGTATATCTTACTAATCTGTGAGTGGTTAATGTCACCAAAAACGAAATCTGATACGTCACACTTAATCTCTGTAGCTACCGAACCATCAAAGGTATAGAAGTTTCCATGACCCATCCAAAATGCGCCTTCATCAACGGCTACTAATGCTTTACGTGATTCAATACCACACGCTGTACCAACTCTCTCGAATCCATATACGAACGGAGGACCTGAGTAAGTAGCAATATGAGCATCTTGGTCTGTAAGGATAAGAGTTCTTCCTCTCATTCTAACGCCACACATAATCTGACCTTGTGTCTGTAACTCGAAGTCACCTGATTCATTTGTAGCTAGTGGAGTCCAAACAGTGTTGTTTTCTCTGTCTGACCATGCAACCTTTCTAGGGTTTCCACCTGCGCCTAATGCAAATACAAAGCGTTCTTCTGTAACAAGCATTGAATTGTTGCTTACAGGTGCGTTAGTTAATACTGTAGGCAATACTGCCGTGTTTAGAGTCCACTCGTATATTTTGCCATCTTCTGATGAACATGCAAGTAGATTCTCACCCCATGTGTCTAATGACCATGTTGTTGCTTCGTCATAAACACCTGAAGCTGTTGGCGCTCTGCCATAGTTACCACTACTGTAGAATCCGCCACCATATCCTAAATTCTGAGATGCGTGCAATGTACCTGAGG